GGTATAGAGATTATATTCCAGCAAAAGATAGAGTTACTACTTACTGCAAACCTGTCTATGTTAAAGACGGGCCCAACATCTACGATCATTAGAAATCGTTTGCGATTAGTGCCTTTGTTTTCTGATCTGGTTCACCAATAGGAACAGGCATTACTGCACCACCCCCGCCACCTTGTGACACGTTAGTAGTGGAGTTATCCACAATCGCAGCAGCACCCATACCGCCAGGTTGATTCTGTCCCATTTCATTCTTAGTTTCTTCAAGTTCACTTTGTGACTGTTCTAGAGTTTTTGCAGAACCTTTTCCTGCCATTGCATCTACAACTGACTGTTTGTCTTCTGCAAGAGTTGAGGTTGGAGAAGTATCCCCAACTGCTGACTTAACTGCTCCTGCTCTTTCCTTTTGCAGTTGCATTTGTTTATTCATCAACCGTTTATCAGCATCTCTAATTTTTCTCTTTTGTATTCTTTGATACGGTGAGGCATTATCATAGGCTTCCCTTAGAGATTCTCTCTGTTCTGAAATTTTGTTTATTTCTTCATCAATTGCCTTGACTTTTTCTGCATCTTCTCTATCAACAAGAACTGTTTCGCCTTTATACTTAACTTGAACCTTACCTTCTGGAACAGAGGTTGAATCTTGTGTAGTAACAACGGTTTCACCAGTTTCAGTTTCAACTGGAGTCATTTCCTCTTCAGTTTTTGCTTCTGTTTTTTCTGGTGGAGGAGTTTGCCCCTGTCTTTTTGCAACGTATGCTTTTGGATTTTGTTGAACTTCAATAACTTCACCAGTTGCAGCCTGAACACCAGATGCGACTGCTGGTGCGACACCAGCACTTGCAGCAATAGATGCAAATGATAGTGCAAATGCAGCAAGTTTTGCCTGTCCAATAAGTCCAGGCATAGAATCCATAAAGTCTTCAATCTTTTCACCAAGTTCACCAAGTTTATCGACTTTACTAGAATCAATTCTATCAAGTCCATTCATCATGGCATCTACATCATCACCGAATCCTCGCATTGCAGAACCTAGTGCAATCACATTAGGTGCTGATTCTGCAAGTCTTACAATCTTGTCGATAGGAGATTCGTTACCAAAGAGTTTACCAATACCATCAAGGATACCAGAAACAAAGTTACCAGCAGACATTGCAACTAGGGCAGCGCCAACTGCCGCAAGTGCAGCAGGAATTGCAAACATACTTGATATCGGAACATCTTTGAATAGATTAAATGCCTCTGCAATTTCTGTCATTGCAGGGGCCGCCATTTGAGCCGCATATGCGAATGGTATTAATGCAACACCAAGAGCACCAATTGCGAATGCACCAGTAATAATTAGAGGTGCGGCAAGTCCCATCACTGCTGCGATTGCACCCAATCCAGCGATTGCAACAAGTCCCATTCCAATAGTCTTCCAATCAAGTTCTGCGAACTGTTGGAAACCTTTTCCTGCCAACCATAATGCACCACCAAGAATTGCAATTGCAGCGGCACCAATAATCATAGAACCAGATGCCTTACCAAGTAGGAAACCGATACCAGCAAGTCCAACAAGAGCAACTCCTGCCTTTGCAAGAGATTCCCATTCCACATCATTAAATTTAACTGCTGCGAGAGCAAAAGGAATGAGTGATGCACCCATCAATCCCATTGCAAGAGCCCCCTTTGCGATTGCCCTTAGATTGTTACCTAGATATTTAAAACCTTTACCGATGTTTTTAATAACACCACCAACACCTCCAAGAGGGCCGTCAACACCTTTTGTATCTGGTGCAGAACCTTCTTTAGCGCCACCACCACCACCTTTGAGTGCTTGAATTAATTCGTTATGTCTACGTTCTGCATTACGTTCAGTATCTCTTGCTTCTTCTACAGCCGCAGCACTACTGTCAGTCGTAGAACCAGCAATATATGGTGATGGTTTTTCTTCTTTTTCGACAAGTTTATCTTTTTTAGTATTATTTGTGTCAGATGTCTCTTTTACTGATTCATCTGCCTGTTCTTTTACTTCATCTGTCTTACCAATAATTGCTTCAAATTTTTCAATTTCTAAACCCAACATATCTTTGAGTTTATCATTCTTTGCCTTAATTTGTTCTTCTTGTTCTTTCTTTGCCATCTCAAGTTTTAGTCTTTCGATAGCGGCATTCTTTTCTTCTTCATTATTAAAAGAAACACCAGAAGCATTAATTGCTTCTGTTGCCTTTTCAGTTTGAATTTTGTCACGTTGTCTATCACGGAATCTTTCAACAACACCTTTAAGTGGTGTCTTCTGAACCGCAAGTTTCATAAATGGGAGTAAAAATTGTTTGCCTGGAATGGCATCAGCGAGTTGAGTAAGTGGGCCTTTGAGAGACTCTGCAAAAGTATCTGCAAGTCCTGCCTGACTGTTATCTAAAACAGTTTCTAAGAATTGAACACGTTTTTCTCTAGTTGCATATGCATCTATAGAACCTTCAAGACCAGAGACGGATTGACGAAGACTCACATTAGACTTATAAAGTGCTTGAGTTTCGTTAATATTTTTTTGTGTCTGGTCTGCTAAACGGGCAGTGGTTTCTGCAAGACTTGCCATTTACTTTACCTTATTTCTTTTTATCTGCGTAAGCATTACCAGCAAAGAATGCAGCGACAATTGCAGCAACAGAAACAAAATATGTTGCGGCCATATCACCTAGTATCTTTGCGGCATTTTCAAGTCCAACCCAATTTGCAATCACTACTGCAAAGGGATATAACAACATACCAAATAATGCGAACCATGCCATCTGACGCATTGCATCTCTACGGGCATCTGCATCTTCAAGTGCTTTTCTTTTAAATTCCAAATCCATCTCCAATTCTTCTAAGGAAATATGTCCATCACCATTAGTGTCTTTTTTCGCAACCGCATCATCTACGGTTACTGTCTTCTTTTCCTCTGCCATGTTGCTTCTCTCTTATTTTTGATTTAGTTTATTATGCCTCATTCTCATATTTTCATCTTCAATGTGTTTAACAAGCATAGCAACATAGACATCCCTTTCCCACGGCAACATTTCTTCAAGTTCAACTAGAGAGTAATTGTGGTGTTGCATAAAAGCAAAATTAGTCCTCATATAATTCTCTAGGTTATCATGTGAAAGGGCTAACCGAAAAAATTCTGTAGCCCCTCAAGAGTAATGTCACTTTCTACATTAGTTTTAGGATTCTTCACCTTCACGGTATGTTTAAGTCTTGGTGTCGTGTTGAAGAACTGTTCAATCTTTTTGAACATAGTTGCATCCAACTGACTCATAAAATCATCCAATTCTTTCTCGTTCATATCTTCACGATTATGAACATTTTCTGCATCATAAATCTGTCTGATACATCTTTTAATAATAGTCCACGCAGTATCAGCATTTACTTTCATCAAATCAGCAGTCATATCAATACTTGGATAGTCCATAATTAACCCGATATCATCAGTCAATTTGATGTTGTTATCGTGTCCTTCTGGATAGAATACTTCTACTGTATCCAAATCAATTTCTGTAACTGCATATGTCTCACCATCGTCTGGACATAACAGTTTAACTTCTTGTTTAGAACCCGCTGCCTTTGTTCTGATTTTAAGAAAGATATACTCAATGTCAAACATTGGTGCTTTCGTAACATCAAACTTTTCAAAGGTGCAGTTTCTTACAGTCTGCATGACTGCTTCACTTATCTCTTTGTCCTGTCCCCCCTCTAATGCTAGAAGAAGGGTCTTCTCTTCTCCAACCAAGAATGGTCGGTATTTTAGTTTTTCGCCAGTAGATGGGACAATCAATTCATGTTCCGGCGTCTTTAGTAATGGTAAAGCCATATTATACTCCTCATAATATTATATTTAGTTGTGTTTATTAACCGCCAATAGTGTCCACATTCAAATCTGGAAGTCGATTTCTTTCTTCTGGCGTTGAATAACTATTGGGTGTGTATTTAGGATCACTATTGAGTTTTGGTTTTGAAGGTTTCAATATTGATACCAAGTTATCAGATGTTGATGTTGGTTTACCTCTGGTTGAAGAACCAGAAGATACCTCTATTTGTTCCCATTCTTTGAATGCAAACCCCACTGATAACTCTTGTAAACCACTAGCAGTTTCATTTGAATAGGTTACTGCACCAATAGTCTTTGGGAAGACTTCTATTAATTTTACACCATATGTTCTTTCGTTGTTATAGTTTAATTGATATATTTCCAGAGTAGAAACATATTCTTTATAGAATTTTAATGTGTATGTTTTTGGATCATAGATGAGTTCTTGCCATCTATCAAACCATATCTTTTCATTAAAATCTGGTGACAGATGAAAAGTCGCAGTAATCTCATCAGCATAAGTCAATCCAACTGCAAGTTCATGTGTTGGGCCGTAGATAGTATCATTCGTTGTGGTATCTATATTTCTTCCAGGCATATCAATAGTCTTAACTCGTAGATTAATATTTCTATTGGTTGCTCCACCTAATGTGTCTGGCAAAAATACAGACATCTCAAACTTATTTGGACGAGCGATATCTGTCGCTGCAATCGTTGCTCTAAATTCATCTATACTCATGATGGTCTCCTAGGCGTATTGATAATTCTTCTTGAATCAGCATATACTTGGGTTTCTCTTGCTCTAACAAACCGTTGAACTGGTAACAATACTGCAACCATCATTTCATCTGCATCAATTCTACGGAAAGGTAATTTGACATGGTCATATAGATATCTCTTAACAACTGGTTTTACCAAAGGATTTCTTTTTATTCGATTCCATGTTAATCTTATTCTTGTAGTTTCATCCATATTTTCGTTGGATGCATACTCAGAAATAACACTCAATAATTTAAGTCTCATAGGAATAGACAGATAATGAAAATTCAATCCCAAGAAACCGTCTCTGTATTCTTCAATAGGAAGAATCAAAGGAAACCTATCATAGTATGGTAGGACTTTTTCGTTCTTCTTATATTTGGGGTCATAGTAAAAGAAATTCATCGTCCCAAGCGTAGGCTTGGAAGTTATCTTTCCTTCACTCACAAGTTGTCGAGGAGGCACTTCCCCCAATTCTCTGACTTTATCTCTAAACCAGCGAATGGAGCGATCCTTGCCACCTGTCTTTTCTAATACGCCTTCAATTATATCTGCCATACACCTATTTATACAGACTAACCAAGATGGTCTTCAGTTAGTATCTTAAATTCCATTTGTCTATCATTACAGAATTCGATTGCCGCTTCCCACTTTGCTTTGTTTACTCCCCAAGTGCGAACTTCAGAAACAAAGTGTTTTGTTTTTCTTTTAGGGGTAGGTGGTGGGCCGCACTGTTTTTTAGGTTTGACTTCAATAATCATTTTCTTAGTAGTGCCGTCTGCTTGACGAACCTTTACATAGAAATCGGGGAAATATCTATGTATTTTACCATCCAAAGGTGAACGGTATGGTATAATGATTTCCTCACTTCCCCATTCTAGTATAGAATCGTTTTTATCACAGTAAACCATGAATTTACGCTCCCAGAGACTACGATAAATAATCTTATTAGGATCGCCTCTATATTTTTGAGGTTTTGAGGGTATGTATCTGCCTGAGTATGCCATGTCGATATAAATACTTTCACAAGGTTATAGGATTATTTAGATGGCAAATGCTAACGCAAAAATTAACAACTCTGGTTACGGTGGGGATTTAGCATATCCAGAGGATGTAGGTAATATGGACAGAACTGGACATTACGTCCAATTCTTTATTAATGTGCAAGAATCAGCACAAGTCGAATTTGCCGCTGGAGATTTCAACGCAACTCCAACTGGTGGTGGTTCAACAGTCCAATCAGAACCTTCTACGTTAGGAACTAAAAGAGCCGCAACTAAAAGACTTGCTGGTTCTATACAGTTATATATGCCAAATCAACTATCTGTTGGACACACTGCAACATATCAAGAAGAAGAAATCGGTGCAGCAATTACTGGTGCTCAGAACATTGGTAATAAACTTGCAACTGGTAACTGGTCGTTATGGGGTGCAGTAAAATCAATAGGTAGAGGTGTTGCTAATGCAACTACTTCAGCAGTATCGTCTCTTCCAGGCCAAACTGGAGCTCGTGCTGCAGCAGATATTGCAAGAGGACAGATTACAAATAATAGAACTGAAATGAAGTTTGAAGGTATTGATAGAAGAAGTTTTAGTTTCAGTTTTAAGATGACTCCAAAGAGTAGACAAGAATCAGAAAATATTAAGAATATTGTAAACCTTTTTAGATTTCATGCAATGCCTGAATTCCTTGGTGGAAGAGGGTCTAGAACTATGATTGCACCATCAACATTTGATATTAAATATATGCATAAGGGTGGTGAACACACATTCATGAATAAAATCTCTACCTGTCTTCTGGAAAGTGTGACAGTTAATTATGGTGGGGATAGAACACAATTCTTTGATAATAATGCTCCTGTGGTTACTGAAATATCACTGACGTTTAAAGAACTTGAACTCATTACTAAAGAACGAATTGCAGAGGGTTACTAATGGCATACTTTAACAAATACCCAACAGTGGAATATGATGTTCTTGGTGATGGTGTTCTTAGAACAATGACAGATATCACTAGAAAAGTAAGAATTACTGACTCTGCAAGATTGTCTTCTGTAGAGTTTGATTTCTATGATGTAGTTTCTGGACAAACACCAGAATTCGTTGCACATAGATATTATGGTGATGTGAACCTACACTGGTTAGTGTTAATGACAAACAACATCATTGATGTTTACACTGATTGGCCGATGGGAGTGAAACAGTTTGAAGATTTTGTTAAATCAAAATACGATGATGTAAATGCTATTCATCACTATGAATATACACAAGAGTCTGGTAGTTCAAAGTTTACTATCGAACTTCCGAATGACCCAGCACAAACTATTCCTGCTGGTGCAACTCCTGTAACTAACTATGAATATGAAGATAGACTTCAAGAAAGTAAAAGAAGGATTCGTTTGATTAAACCCGAATACGTCCCAAATATCAAGAAAGAGTTTTCTAGAAAAATCAAGGGTGCTTAATAATGGCTGAAAGTTCTGGTATCCAGTATGCTAATGAATTTATATTGGATGAATGTAAACTGTTCACGGTTGGTGGATTAGAACTCGACTTATCTGAACTTGTATCTGAAGTAAACATATACGAAGATATTTTTAGTAATTCGATTACTGGTGATATATCATTTACTGATACTAATAACGTGATGGGTAATGCAAAAATTGTGGGACAAGAAAAACTGTCTCTACGTCTTGCAACACCAGATGGTTCTGACAATTACACTAGACTGAATTCTATCGACTTCACAGAGATGCCTTTCCATGTTTTTAAGATTGCTGCATCTGCTCAAATCAACGACAACGCACAAGGTTTCACTATTTCATTTACTACTAGTGAGTTAGTAAGGAACGGACATATTCGTGTATCGCAGTCTTTCAAAGGAGAACCTGTAGAAGACATGATTAAGAAAGTTGTTCGTGGCGATGAACTTCTAAAATCTAAAAAAGAACTATTCTACGAACCAACAAAAAATAATTACAAACTTGTTGCTCCAAATATGCGTCCATTTGATTTTATCAATATGGTTGCAAGAATTTCTCAATCAAACCTATACAGTGAAGCCGCACCTTATCTTTTCTATGAGACAGTAAAAGGATATTATTTCAGAACTGTTGACGGAATGATGGATCGCAAAAACCCTAGAATGATATATAGAGAAACAACACCAAACTCTCTTAATGAAAAGGGTGTTCAAGATTTGGTTACAAATTTGCAAAACATTTTTAATTACCAAGTAGTATCATCAACTGATACATTATCCAATTCACGTTCTGGTATGTATGCATCTAAACTCTTAGAGTTGGATTTCTACAACAAAGAATTCAATACATACGAATATGATTACATCAAAGATTATGATAAAAATATTCATGTAGATGAGCATAACAAATATGGTTCTGCAAAATCACCAGTTCTATCAGAAGCAATTGATGATTACGGTTTCAAATTGTCTCAATATCCAGATTCAGTTTTTCATATGCAAAGTATCGACAAGTCACCAGACAATCCTCTGATGACCCCTATGCATATGGAAGGTTCTGAAAAACCATACAATCAGATGAACACAGAATATTGGTTGCAAACTAGAAAGTCTAGATTTGCCCAGTTATCTTCTGCATTAACTCTACAGGTAGAAGTTCCAGGCAGCACTGCAATACAGGCAGGAGATTTGATTGGACTAGAAATTCTAAACAGAACAAAAATCACTGATGAGAAACTAGATGAAACTCTAACAGGTAGATACTTGATTAGAAGACTTCATCATGTTTTCAAAAAGGGACAGAAACAAGACAAACATACAATTCATATGGAGTGTATTCGTGATACACTTACAACCGCATTACCTTCTGCTGGAGCAGCATTGACTGATGGTGGTTCTAGTATTGAGAAGGAAATCCCGCTAGGTTCTGCTGACCCTGGCGATGTAGTATTTTAACTAGTAGACAAAGGAGGCCATAGACAACTCATTCTTGTTATGATTATTTCAATTATCAGAGAGGATTCACATGACCCAAAAACTCAAAAACAGACTTCAAAAGATGACATTTCAAAAACATACAGACAGAAGGACTCAGATTGAGGAGACGGAGGATACTAAATACTATGAAGAATTATATCGAAAACGAACTATGGAGTTGTTAGGAATAAGAAATGAAAACATGGGAACAATTGCGAGAGGGAGTCTATGACCCCAACATATTTAAGGCAATCTTTATGGCAGGCGGGCCTGGCAGTGGAAAGTCTTATGTAGCAAAACGAACTACTGGTGGTATGGGTTTGAAGATGGTGAACTCAGATGATATCTATGAAAAGATGCTGAAGGATGCCGGACTAGACACTACACCAGAAGATATCTACTCTGATCAAGGACAAGAGATTCGTGGTCGTGCCAAGGGAGTTACAAAGCGTATGCAAGGTAACTTCTTGGATGGTAGACTTGGTTTGATTATTGATGGAACTGGTAAAGATTTCAGTAAGATTGCAAAACAAGTTGCCGGACTAAAACAACTAGGTTACGAATGTTCGATGATTTTTGTCAATACCTCTTTGGATACTGCATTAGAACAGAATCGTAAGAGAAAGAGAACTCTGCCTGATGACCAAGTAAAGACTATGTGGAATGAGGTTCAGAGGAATATTGGTGCATTCCAAAGACTATTCGGTTCTTCTAACTTCATTGTTGTGGATAACAATATGGCA